TTCTAATTATATACAGTATATATAATTATCTATACGGTATATTTTTATATAAAGTTATTACAAGTAGTAATAATAATCCACATAATAATAATAATAATAATACTAAAATACTAAATGACAGGTGGTTTATTGAATCTTATTGCAACCGGCAATCAAAATGTTATTCTAAACGGCAATCCAAAGAAATCCTTTTTCAAAAGCACCTACCTTAAATATACGAATTTCGGTCTTCAAAAGTTTAGAATTGATTTCGATGGTCAGAAGAAACTGCGAATGACAGAGGAGTCCAAGTTCACATTTTATATGCCACGGTATGCAGAACTGTTAATGGATACCTATATTTGCGTAACACTCCCGTCGATTTGGAGCCCGATTCATCCGCCAGCCAACGTCGAAGACATGTGGGCGCCGTACGAGTTTCGCTGGATTGAAAACATCGGAACCCAAATGGTCAAGGAAATCGTCATTTCTGTCGGCGGCATGACGCTTCAAAAGTTCACCGGCAATAATTTGATGGCAATTCTAGAACGCGACCTCGACGCAACCAAGCGCGAGCTTTACAACCAAATGACCGGTCACGTCCCCGAGTTATACAATCCAGGCTGTTCTGGTGCGCGGTTGAATCAGTATCCAAATGCCTATCGCACAGATAATGTGGCCGGCGCGGAACCCTCCATTCGCGGTAGAAAAATATACATACCCATCAATTCGTGGTTCACGCTCTCCTCCAAAATGGCGTTTCCGCTTGTGTGTCTTCAGTATAATCAACTGCAAATCGACGTCACACTTCGCCCAGTGAAAGAGCTCTTCACTATTCGCGATGTAGGCGACCCGGGCAATTATTGGCCCGTCGTCCAACCCGACCTCACGAACCCCCTCCACCAAATGTGGCGGTTTTTATACCCGCCTCCTAGTATCGATTTATCGCTGAACTCATACCCGAGTATTCGCACGGACTGGAATGCGGATGTCCACTTGATGGCGACCTACTGTTTTCTATCGGATGATGAGTCCAAAGTCTTTGCCGCGAACCAGCAGAAATACTTGATTAAGTCGTATTATGATTGGACGTTCAACGATGTGACGGGGAACAAGAAAATCAAAATAGAGAATTCGATGGGAATGGTGGCGTCGTGGACGATGTTTTTCCAGCGAAGCGACGTGAATCTCCGAAACGAGTGGAGCAATTACACAAACTGGCCGTACAATTATCTCCCGTATGACATTATACCTGCCCCAATCGACGACCGATGGAAACCAGCGTTGTTTAGTGAGATTGTGACTACGGCAAGCGACATCCAGACAACTGCATGGAGCGAACGTTTTCGGTTCGACCACTACTACTATGACAAAAATGGACCGGAGGATGGAATCGGTCCAGGTATCAACCCCCGCGATAAACGCCTCACCGGACTTCATATCACGGGTGATTTCCAGTCCGAGAATGAACGCGACATTTTACAGATGTTGGGAATCTCTTTGAATGGGAAGTATCGAGAGAATCTGCTGGATGCGGGTATCTATAACTACGTGGAGAAATATACGCGCACTCGTGGTAGTGCAAAACCGGGGATATACTGTTACAATTTCTGCCTGAACTCGGACCCCTATGACCTGCAACCCAGCGGCGCGATTAATATGAGTAAGTTCAATCAGATAGAGCTGGAACTGACGACGATATACCCGCCATTGGATAGCGCAGCTGAAGTGAAGGTGATTTGCAATCCGAACACGCGAGAGATTATCGGTCTCAATAAACCAAACGTGAATATCTATCTGTACAATTACGATTTCCACATTCTAGAAGAGCGGTATAATGTGCTTACGTTTATCTCGGGAAATTGTGGGTTGATGTATGCGCGTTAATAATTCACGTGATAATATTCTCTCCTATATATAACTCTCGCTCATAAATAATGGCTGACGATGACGAAGAAAACACCAATGACGCCGGTGAAGAAGAGGAAGAGCAGAATGACGAAGAGGACGAGGGTGAGAAAAAAGAAGGTACTTTTAGCAAAGTTGGCGGAATGTTTGGTGGGGACGACGATGACGAGGACAAGGACAAGGACAAGGACAAGAGCAAGGACAAGGACGGAGACAAAAGTACAAAAAAAGCATCACCAAAATCATTATTCGATATTGCGGCGTTGAAAGAGTTCGGATTGAGTGTTCTTACCCTATTTATAGAGACCATCATTATTTCGATATTATGTGTGAATATTCTCTTTTTCTGTACTCCAGAAAGTATACGAAATAATAATCTTCATCTCGAAGAATTATTCCCAACCGACCGAGAAAAATGGCCGTATTGTTATACAAATGAGTATACATCATGCGAGGCAGACTGTGATGATAAATTCGGTGGAATTGCGGATGACCCCAAAATCGAAACACCTAAGAAAATATATCTGAAAATAGCCATCCTTCTGGATACATACGTCTTTAAATGGTTCTGTCTGTCAAAAGAGGATGTAGATATGGTAAAGGATAGTGTAGATGAAGGTGTAACCCAGGTCAACCTACTGAACTGGGAATTTGTCAAGGCTCGATTCAAGCAATGGGTCAACAACTCATTCATATTTTCATTCTCATCCGACCGCGCAATGTTAGTCACAATATTCGAATATATAACCAAAATCATGCAGAGTATACCGAAAGAGCTATACGTTGCAGTGTCTCCATTACTCATTATATTAATACCATTTGTGGTTATCTTATTGGGCGCATTTATTTTGATGGGTGGTCCATTTTTTACCACTGTCATCGGAATGATTTTGAACCCTACCGAAAACCGGAAGGAGTTTATTGGCGGTTCATTATGGTCGATATTTACGGCATTTGGATTTGGTGTCATACCGATGATTTCGTTTTTCGTGCAACTTTTCCAGTTTATCGGAACCATCTTTATTTATCCGCTTCTTCATTGGGACCAGTATCGCGAACTATATTCGAAATATGTCCCCATTATATTCTTCTTCTTTAACTTGACATTGATGTTTTATGCATTCGAGTATCTCGACTTGAATGTTGCTGCCATTGTTATTTTGATGTTGCTGGTATTGTACCTCTATCATTACTGGCAAGGAATCATGGAATTCTTCAATGCAATCAAAAACTGGAGTGGATGAATGAATGAATGAAAGAACATAAACAATTTGTCGTATAAAGTAATATATTGTTATACGACAAGACACATCGCGCACACACACACACATACAACACTGGAATGGGACATAAAAAAAGCGGCGGAGGCGGCGGAGTTACAGCGCGACCAATCATCGGCGCGCCTGAAAAATCAACACCCGAGTATTTCAAATCCTACCCGTTTGTCAGTGTATGTACTCCGACATTTAATCGGCGCCCCTTTATTCCGGCGATGATTACGTGTTTTAACAACCAGGATTATCCCCAAGACCGGATGGAGTGGATTATAATCGACGATGGAACTGACCCAATTGAAGACATGGTCGCATCACATCCTCGCGTGAAATATTTCAAATATGATACCAAAATGCCGCTTGGAAAGAAACGTAACCTGCTTCATGAAAAGTCGCGCGGCGAGATTCTAGTCTATATGGACGACGACGACTATTATCCACCCCAGCGCGTCTCTCATGCAGTGCATATGCTCATGACACACCCCAATGCACTTTGCGCGGGTTCAAGCGAAATATACATTTATTTCAAACATATCGGACAAATGAAGCGGTTTGGTCCATATGGCCCGAATCATGCAACCGCGGGAACATTCGCATTTAAACGTAAACTGTTAAAACAGCACCATTACAACGATGAAGCGTGTTTGGCGGAAGAACGCGCATTTCTGAAAGACTATACTGTTCCGTTTGTCCAATTAGACCCGATGAAGGTGATTTTGGTGTTTTCACATGAACATAATACATTCGATAAACGTAAACTCCTAGTCAATGCGAACCCGGATGTGGTGCGTGATTCGCCGAAAAAGGTGATGGATTTCATAAAAGACCACGCCCTTCGCCGGTTTTATATGGTTGAACTTGAGAAACAGTTGGAGGATTATGCGCCGGGACGCCCCGAAATGAAACCTGATGTTATTGAACAAACACGTAAACTGGAAATGGAACGGGCGAAAATGGCGGAAGACGCGGCGGCGGCGGCGGCGGGGGGCGGCGGGGGCGGGGGCGGGGGCGGGGGTGGCCAAATCCTATTGCAGCAACCGGGTCAACCTCCCGTCGCATTAAATAACCAACAAGTTGTCGAGATTATTCAGAAACTACAAGTGGATGTTGATGAGCGCAATAAAGTGATAGACCAGTTACGGGAAGAATACCGGCTGCTTCAATCCAAATATGAAGTTTTGGCTCAAAGAGAACGCAGGGGGCAACCGGAATCTGAACCGGATAAGGAAGTAATATACATGTGAGGAGTGCTATACAAGGATGATATGATGTATAATAATAAGTATACATCAAATGGAATGGAATCATGGAATGGAATGGAATGGAATGGAATCATGGAATGGAATGGAATGGAATGGAATGGAATCATGGATTCATGGAATGGAATTAGACCTTCACAACCTCCACGGACTTGATAAGCAATGCCAGAAAACTGCTCTTTGACTCATGAATAACGAATTCGCGCGTCTTATTATATTCCTGAAACTTATCTGTAATAACATTCTCAATCTCTCCGACGGGAAGGTCGTCATCTTTTGTTTTATACTTGCTAGATGCGTGGTCGCGGCGCGCGTCTTCATCCTCGTCATCGTCGTCGTCATGGCGGTGACGGCTTCGTCCACCACCACTCTTCGATTTAGATTTCGACGACGATGACGACGACGACACGACCGGTTTATCAGGCTCAAGGTATTCCCACTCACCCACCGCCTCTAAGGTTTGATTGTTTGGCATGAATACAATCGAGTCGGAATTGAACACAATTGCGGACCCAGGTGCATGGTCGTACTTATCAAGTTCAATCTCGGTGATTAAATCAAACTCGTCCAAAAACTGGGTCTTACGAATATAACTACGAATATATCCAATAATCTCAGGTGTCAATTTCACAGTGTATGTCTTTTCGCCGTCGCTATCGCTTCCGCTGCCACTTCCACTTTTGTCACTGTCACTGTCACTGTCACTACCGCTTCCGCTTCCGCTTTTGTCGCTGCCGCTTTTGTCGTCGTCGTCACTTTCACGGTCCTTGCGGTGCTTACGGCCACTACTGCCGCTACTTCCACCGCCAGAAGCATTAGCCTTCGCCTTCGGGGATGACGTATTTATAGAAATACACTCCACCTCGGTATTCAATATCAATCTGTATTTCGAATCCAGCGAAATAGATGCGCCCATAATGAATATTCTAAATGAATGAATAAAATGTTTCTAAATATCCGTTATATCTTTTTGGGTTTATTCAAACGCGTCCACCCGTCCGCTATCCACCACTATTGTCATTTGTTTCTGTTTCATATTCGATGACACCCACACCCCCACCCCCACCCCCCGGGTCCATTTTTTCCATATATTTGTCTAAATATCGATAGATACGATTCACATCCAGTTTAGTAATCTCATACATTTCCAATATACGCGGTATTTCATCCTCGCTATACTGTTTTTTCAGTGTCAAGAAAAATGCGAATAGGTCTTTCTGGTCCATGGATAGTTGCATACACAAGCTCTGTATGAACAGTTGGTTATTGTACTCGGTGCTGTATTTCGTAAGTACCTTGGTAAACCTCACTTCGGTGGGATGAAACCGCGGTTTTTTAGGGAACGATTTATGATACAGGTAGTGATTGTAGAAGGTCTTAATCAGCGACGAAAGTTCATTGAACAACCATATCTGGTTCTGGAATGTAATACGGTCAAAGTAGTCCGCCTGGCATATATTGTCAAGGATGAGCTTATAAAACGGCGCAGATACGTCAATCGGCATCTTTTCCAATACATCAATCACGTTTTCATGCCATAGTAATCCAATCGTGGTTCGGTCTGTCTCATTGATGAGCACATTGTGTTCGGATATAGAATATTCTGTATTCAACAGTTTTTCGGTGATTTTCTTGATGTCTTCATTATATGTTTTCGGTTGAAAGATGGCGTGAAGTATATTATTCGCGAGGATTGTATTGGATTTTTTACTCATCTCGGCAACGGCACCCAGTTTGCGCAGGTTGCCTTGGACAAACGCGACGATATTCTTTCGCATTCCTACATCCATACTTCCCCCGCCCATCGTGATATCGACGATTTGGGTCATTTGAAGCGGTGTCGGTGTTTTCAACTCATAGACATAACACACCTTCATCAGTTCTTTTATTTTCTTGTCGATGTGGTAATTTCCAATACAAATGATGGGGTTCATCGTGATTTCTTCCTGTTTCTGTTTCTTTGTTTTTTTAGGCCGAATCAACTTGATAAGCGATGTGATTCCGCCCTTGTCGCCATTATTCATCCCATCCAATTCATCCATCACGACGACGATTTTCTGGATTTTACGCTGGAATATTGACATGATATTCTTGTCGGATATGTTGTGTTGCGTAATCGAGTCGATGATGGACTTATTGCGTATATCCCCCGCATCATATTTCACAATGTCATAGTTTAGCTCTTTCAATAATCGTATGACAAACTCCGTTTTTCCGGAACCTGGTGCGCCATAAATGTATATTCCGCGCTTGAATGTAAGATCGCTTTTGTTCTTTTGAAATGACACCAAAAAGTCGCGAATATTATTATAAATGGATTCTCGACCGAGGAATTGGGTATAATTAATGGAGGATGGATGCACTGTGGATGGATGCACTGTGGATGGATGTACGGATGTTGGTTCTATTTTATTCATGATTTAATACACTAATTCAATACCTTTTTTTGTTTTTATATATTATAACCGGGTATATTCATAGAATGGACACAATTCAACAACTATTTGCTCCTCTCGATAAGGACTACTGTGTGCTATTTTACTGGCTTACTGTCGTGAATTTATTTTTCTGGGTCGTCGCCTGTTTTGGGTTCATCGTATCGCTGGTACTTCTATTTAGGGGAAAAATAACGCTTTTGAGCGGATTTTACTCTTTTTTGATGATTCTGGTCTATGGATTGACCTACTTCCAGGCGCGCCTTTTCTACTCCATGTGCGCAACGAGCAATATGAAGGCGGGGACCGGTATGTTTGGAATTGGAACACCGTCGGATTCACTCCCTGCAGTGGCACAACAAGCGTCAGTTGCGGCACCGGGTGCTGCTTACCGTATGTAGATGCCGTGCCGTCGAACGCGTCAAATGACATACAATCGTATTTTATGTCATTCATTCATTCATTCATGAATCAGGTTGTACATTTAAGCGAACTTGTACGTGACTTTTCTCCATCCAATATTCCTTCCCACGGAACGTATGCGCCATCACCGTCGAATCCGGTCGTAGTATATTTTTTACCTGTAATCTCGCTGAAACTGTCACATGGAGTTTTTATTGCAGAATACCCTGGTGTGGTGGTACTGAATAATCCATAATTATCAACACACACATTTCCGCTTATATCCATACGGTCAGGGCATTTCGAAATCTCCGGCGGCCATTTCTGCGTACTCTTCGACTTCCATAGCAAAATAGCCACGGTTCCGACAGATATAATGAACGCAATGATTCCTAGCAGTAACGCCATCTTTTGAATCGATAGACTGGTAAAACTGCTAAATATGCCGCCGCCGCCGCCACCACTGCCATCACTTCCACTTGACCCAGATGACGAACTTCCAAAAGCGGAAGAACCGATATTCTTAGCACTTGAAATAATATCCATTCGCGTGAATCTATATAGTTATGATGTAATAAAATAATATAAAATATTCTATATAATACACAGAATATTATACATATGAATCGATTCGAGTATCGCGCTTTACCGGAAGAAACCTTTATCGGACAACCTAAAAATGGGCGTCTGGATATTGTTACACCGCCAACTCAGGACCAGTTTGCGCTTTATGATAGAAATCCGGTGCATCAATGTGTGACCTATCGCGATGCTCTCAACGGCATTTGGGAAAATACGGCGTTATCCAATGCATTCTTTAGCAAAGAGAATATGCAGATTATCCAGAACGGTATTCGCGCAGGTGTTTATTTACGGTCGCGCGGTAAATACGTCATTGGCGAACAGGACTGCGACACATTGCGTATCATCATGCGCACCATATACCTCCAGAATGCGGCGAATGCGCCCACCGATATCCGCGAGCAGATTATCGAGTTGAATGAATTAGTATTTGAATATTGTGTTCCTCGTGTGCATGGTGAGGCGGAGGGATACATTCAGTATAAGCGCGATGTGAGTAACATGTATACGCCGATTGCGCGACCTAATTTCTCGGATTACAAGCATAAGACGCTGGAGTTGAAGCCGTGGTTTTAACTTATAAATAATAACCGTGTAACGGCTTATATAATATTTTCATTGGCAATGAAACTGTTTTATATTTTTTACATTCAGTTGTGTCATAACAATAATATTGACGGATTGCATCGCGCTTTTCGTCAAACTCACCGATAGGTGCGTATTTGTGTTCATTTAACAAATATACGTATTTGTCACCAACCGCATACGGAAAAGAATCATAATTCCCACCCATCGGCGAATAAAAATTGCGAATAGTGTCACCGTTTATTGACGAAAACGAGTGAATGCCTTTTCCTACAAAAATGTATTTACCTTTTCCGGTTTGAAAAAGAATATTGTTACCCCGTTCAACTCCGCGTTTGAACCTCCAATATTTATCGTTCATTCCATTATCCCCTGGAAATATTTGTTCATATTTTACATCCATTAGCTTGTTACTTAACTCGCCACGATTTGACTCTTCATTGAAACGATTATTGTAAATAGATGCGCGTCCGCCACCGTAATCAAATACTACGAATGGAAATGCAGCATTATCATTGATTTCATAGATGTGTTTTGGATGACCTATATCCGTTCGCAACACATCGATTTGAATACACTTCAAGAAATTTGAAACTGAAATTGAACCTTTTGCCTTTTTGTATGAACACGCCTTCTGGGTGTCTTGTTTGACCTTATTTGTATTTCGTTTTCGGGTGCGTTTATACATAGTCATTTACATAAGATAAAGAAAAAGATTTTATTACAAATACATTTATTCGTATTATTCGTATTATTCGTATTCTACCTACCTATTACAACCCTACGCCTTCTTCTTCACGACCATCTTCTTCTTGCTCGCCGCCGCCGCGCCTCCTCCGACCGCACCCGTGCTGCCCCCCCCGCTCGCCACCTCCGCTGCCGACGCCCATTTCTTATACTCGTGTTCCAATTCATCCAAGTCACGAGTCCATAACGCTTGAATCGCCGTGTCTTGGAGTCCCTGGTGCTGCGCGCGTTTGGTATCTCGCTCCGACAGGAGGTTCCTGACATTCTCATCCGTCACACTATCCATTGGCATTTTCAGCAGGTATTTGAACTCAGTATCGCCATCAATGTGTTCGTAGCCGTGCTCGGTCATCTTCGCGAAAATTGCCTCCTTCGTCTGACGGCGCAATTCCAACTTGTCGTCGAGCACTTCCTGAATGTATCGGGCGCGGTTTGTAAGGACGCGCAGTTCATTCGCAAGTTGGGAGAGCATCGCCGCCTTGCGTTTGGCGTAAAGGACCAGGCGCTCCGTATAATAATCCTCGATGATATCGTAGATGGTAGTGTATTTTCGGAGTTTCTCGTGCGCATCGAAGAGGTTCATATTCGAGGTGCTTTGCGTCGTGAATAATCCGAGGAGTTTCTCCAGCTTATTCGTCCCTGCGTCGGCATCCACGACCGCTGCCTGAAGGTCTTTCGGAGTATGCGGGTACGATGGATGGAATGTCACGGTAATATCTACGACGGAGTCGGTTGACATGTCGCTGTATTCTTTCAGGACGGGGGTGGCTGAGGTGGCCGCGGAGGCCTTGTCGCCTTTACCCTTGTCCTTGTCCTTGTCCTTGTCCTTTTCCGAGGCCGCTGGTGCGTCCATCAGCTTTTCCAGAAACTCCTTATAATCATCCGTCCAAGTTCCAATCGGGAGTTCGGTGATACGGACCTTACGGTCAGCGATGATTTCGTATGTGCCCTTGATGAGGTATTTTGGCGGTGTTTCAGTTGATATATTCTTGATTGTTCCTTTAAAACCCTTGAAATACGGTTCAATGACAGGGCGGTGCTGCTGCGTGTCTTCCTTGAGCAGTGCTCGAATATACGCGATGATGTGAAGTGGGTTATGCGGCATAACATCCGTGCTGAAACCCGTGCCAATTCCCTTGCTCCCATTGACGAGAACCATCGGGATTGCCGGAGCATAATACACGGGTTCGACCATCTGCCCGTCATCGTTAATATATGTCAGCACGGCATCGTCTTCTTGGCGGTAGATGAGACGCGTAAGACGGTTGAGTTGCGTGAAGATGTATCTTTCGCTTGCACTGTCCGAACCGCCTTTCAAGCGTGTCCCATACTGACCATTGGGTTCAAGCAGATTGATATTGTTGCTGCCGACGAAATTCTGCGCCATCCCCACAATCGCCGCATTCAGACTCGCCTCACCGTGATGGTATGCCGAGTGTTCTGATACGTAACCGCTGAATTGCGCAACCTTGATTTCGGTTTTAAGACCCCCCTTCTTGAATGCTGCGTAGAGGATTTTACGCAGCGAGATTTTCAGCCCGTCCATCAGGTTTGGGATAGAACGTTCATTGTCGTAGATGGAGAAGTGGATGAGACCGCGGTCTACGAACTCTTCATACGGAATTGACGGCTTGGATGTATCGAGGTAGGCCTCGCGTGAATAATTCGACAACCACTCTTTCCGGTCA